CTACCTGAAGACAACGCAGTCAGTATGGTATTTGAATTATTAACACCTGTTGCGCCAGCTGCATCGGCAGTTGTTTGGTCTATTTTTAAATTTATACAATTTGTTAAGGTGTGTTTACAAATTTTATTTTTAACAGTATGATATTCTAAGTTTTGATCACTTGCGGTCTGTGTAGAGCCCGCGATTACATATTGTTTTCCGTTATCATAACTTGTCTCTGGAGTAGTATCTTCAAAAGAAGGAAATATAGTATTAAATCCTGCTTCAAAGAAATTTTTAATATTAACCTTGTCTGAATCTGAATTACCAACTCCTTTATTATATAAAGACGAAATTGCTGTTTTCTTAATAATCGAAGATAAATTTTTGAGTTTTATATGTAGTGTCTTATAATCTTGATCTTCCCCAGTAGTTATTACGGAGGACATTAATTATTTAAATACTCTATTATTTTATAATATATTATATTTTTAGATACAAGACCTATAAGAAAATGATTCCCCGCTATTTTCATTATATCTATTTATTTTCACGATATCGCCATGTTTCAATCCGATCCATTTAGCAATTGGATCACTTTGCAAAATAACATGCATATGCATCTTTGTTCTCGCCATATACTCTTTCATGAATTCCTTAACTTCTTCATCGGTAAGTTTGGTGTGTGTAGGGACATATACATGTTTTGTAGGATTAAACATGAGCTGTTGTAGAGTGAAATATTGCAATTGCCCTCCGCTTTTCTGGAAAATTTTATCGTATTTATTTAGAAGAGATTTTACAGCCGTTGATATAGATTCGTTGTTGAATACGATTATCACATTTTTCTTTGAACCATATTTTCCTGTAAATTCTTGGATATTGTTGGTGTCCTTTATTTTTTCTTTAAGGTCATCAATTATCATTTTTCTCAACTTTTTAGTAAGCGCATAGATAACTGATGTATTAGACGTTTGAATATCTATCACGTTTCTATCAGTTTCGAAATCTTCCTTATTCATAGATAGCAAGTGTTCTTTAAAGATAGTCACATCATCACCTCGATAAACCAACATTTCTTCAATGTTCGCATTAACAATATCAATATCCATAACTATTAATTAATTATATATCTTATTATTATATAATAATATAAAAGTCAATTTTTATGTAAAATTTTATTCTGTGCCAATTCAATTATTTTAGGATCAATATAGCTATTCTTACATACAGTGGGAGTATTATGTAATTGTATCGCAGTTAGCTCTATAGCCCTTTTAATAGGATTCTTACAATCTCTGCTATCTACCGATTTATTAAAGAATTTAGTAAATAAATTATTAGCATTCCATGTTCTCAAATCTTTGGTTGTAATATTAACTCCGAGTTTATTCGCCAAATAATTATTCACATCAACCGAATTAATACAGACATCGTTGCACGCAAATATATATGCATCTACTGTATCAGATTTGCTTTTAAGATCTTCGTATTTTTTTGATAAATATTGATATATATATTTATTGTTACATACTGATTTATTTCTAACACCTTTTTTACCTATAAAATCAAATGCTATACCGTGTCGGTTACCTCCGTTACTTCCGTTACCTCCGTTATCGCAAATACTTATATGAGAGAACTTTAAAGTAGTGATACCATGCGAATTATTCTCCTTCTCATATTTCTTATTTCCTATTCTAAATCCGCAAGATAATATAAGGGTTATTATCATAGCTATGATCTTCGTTTTTTCGTCAGATGACCTTATGTCTTTCGCAATACATTTCTTTATTTTTAAAAAATACTTACTGAAATCTTCAATCTTATCGTATTTTTTATCATTCTGTTCTTTAATATATTTTGGATTATATATAACCTGTTTTCTATTCTTACTATCATACCCATATGCTAATATTTTCTTATTGTTTATTATTGTAACATTGTCGTAGGCTGGGGGTATTTTCATTTTCTTAATTTTTTCCAATAAAACGCCATCAGATATTTCTATATCGTTTTTATAATATTTGAAACCCGTAATATACGTACCTATGCGTTTTATTTTCATTATTTAACTATTATAAATAAAATATAATTCTGATGTTATAAAATGATATAAACATATAATAATATATGTATTCATAAACTGAATTAATAATGGCGCTACCGAAAAAACCTACTCAACCCACTTCAACTACACCATCTGTAGTACCCCCAGTTGATCTAAAACAACTTCCTAAAAAAGGCGTTGTAGCAACGGGCAAAGTTGCTGATGATAAGACTCCCGCAGCCAAAGAAGTAAAGGCTCCTAAAACTGCTGTAACTACCGCGGCTACTGCGGCCGCAGTTCCCACTTCTACTCCGGATGCTGTAGATTCAGAGGCTGTTCCAGTAAATGCCGACGGCACTCCTGTTAAAGACAACCTCGTAAGTACCATAATCGAGAAGGTCAACACTCTTTTCACCAGCTTCAAGGAAGTTCAAGCTCTACTAAAAGTATTGAGCAAGGAATATGATAAGCAACAAAAAATCATCGAGAAAGCGCAAAAGAAACGTCAGAATGCTAAGAACTCTCCTTCTGGCTTCGCTAAGCCTAACAAGATCTCCGACGAGCTTTGTGACTTTATCGGAGTCCCCCACGGCACTGAGAAATCCCGCACTGATATTACTCGCTTCATCAACACTTATGTTAAGGAACACAATCTTAATAAGCCTGAGAACAAGCGCTTCATCCTTCCTGATGAAAAACTTAAGAAAATCCTCAATGTAGGAGACAAGGAAGATATCAACTATTTCATTCTTCAAAAGCTAATCTCACACCATTTTCCTCCTTCTGCGAGCAAACAAGCTCAGGCGGCCGCTTAATGATTATCGAGGAATCGCGAGAATTCTAATCTAATTTGTCGATATCCATAATAGAGTACTTTCATTTTTCAACTTATAATTATTATCAATAGATAATATTATATTATATAAATGTTTTGATATTTGTATTGATGCCTTATGAATATCATTATTATACCTATTATTTTTGTTTTTTTCATTTTTTATATCTCATATACAAAAATTCTTTATCTGTAAGACATTTGTAGTTTGTAAAACTTTTCCTAACCTTATTTAGTATTTTCTTATAATCATTATTAAGCTCGTAACTAATTTTTTTAATTAAGTAATATTTTAACATATAACAATTATACTTAATTCTCTTTTCCCTCACTATATTTTTGAAATTTGTTTCCTCTTTAACAAAGATATTAGACGACTTATTTATTTCACTCGGCTTTTTGAGTTCACAATAGCCTTGCAAATACTTAGCAATATGCGCGAAATAATCAGTATCGGTAAAGTTCATGATAGACTCTGTAGTAACCTTTCTTATTAGCTTATTAAGATCATTTTTTTTATAAAAATTGATATAAATGGATATTAATATAATAATATAAAATGGCCATTGTACGCGATGACTTTTCTACTACAAACAATGGAGGTGTTGCTCTTAAAACAACTAACAACGTTATCGTGGATTATTTCATGCTATTCATGCGTGATTTAGATATTGAAACGAGTTACGATTATCTCGAAAAGTGTTGGAAACAGGATCCCGTAAAAACTGTAGCAATTATCTTTAATGGGAGAGATAGGGATAAGGGTAAAAAAGAGAAACGTGTTTCGAATGATGCAATGCTATGGTTGAGAAAAAATAAATTCCACACTTACATAAGCAATATTAGAAAGTATGTTGATAAATACGGATGCTGGAGAGATATCAATTATATCGCATATAAATTGAAGAGCCAAGAGCATAAATACGAGATTGGATTGTTTGCAGATAAATTGAGCGAAGATAAAATAAATTTGAGTAACAATAAAAGTGTCTCTCTATGTGCTAAATGGGCTTCGAGTGAAAACGATAAGTACGATAAGAGAAGGCAATATGCCAAGAAAATCGCAACAATTCTTTTTGGAAGAGATGATATACATAGGATGGAGAAGTACAGAACAGAATACTTGGTGCCTTTGAGAAAACAGATTGATATTGTTGAATCAAAATTGTGTACTAAAGCATGGGGTGATGTTAATTACGAAAAAGTACCAGCAGTTGCTTCTAAGAATTTGAAGAATACCTTTATTAAACATGACGAGGAGAGATACAAGCAGTATCTTGAAGATGTTAAGAATAACAAGAAGAAGATTAATGTAACTGGAATTCTTCCTCATGAATTGGTAGAAAATTATATTAAAGATATGAGGAGCAGCGAAGGTATTGTCGAGTGTCCTACTACAGAGATGCAATGGAGAACTATTATTGAAAATGTGAAAAAATCGGGCAATTTCAATAACGCTATTTCTATTGTAGATGTTTCTGGATCAATGTTTAATGCGTCAAATGGGAGTATTCCGGCACAGGTGGCAATTGCTCTTGGTATCATTACATCCGTATGCTGTACAGGAAATTTTAAGAATAAACTAATTACATTTAGCGAAGAACCGGAAATTGTTACGCTATGTGATAAGTTGAATGAAAATGCTGATGCAATCCCTACACTTTGCGAGTGTATCAAGAATCTTTTGAAAATCGATTATGGATTCAGCACGGACTTTGTTAAATGTAATGAGGTAATTATCGATTATGCGAAATTATTTAACGTACCGAAAGAGAATATGCCTAAAAAATTGTTTGTATTCACTGATATGCAATTTAACGACGCTTCTTCGGAATCTCGGCATTCCAATAGTTATGAAGATAAAAAGTCCAGTGCATTGGATACTATTTATAAAACAATTGTTAAAAAATACGAGGATAATAATTATGATGCCCCCAAGTTTATATTCTGGAATCTCAACTCAAATAGTAAAGAGGTCTTCCCTGTTAACTGTGATACAGAAGGGACTGCGATTGTATCTGGGTTCTCCGAACAGCTTCTAAAAATATTTATGAGTTACGACGATTTTAAACCTGAATTTGTAGTAAATGAAATCTTGGAACCTTACATGAAAGAGGTAACAATTTGTGATGATTAATTAAATTCGAAGGTAAAACACGGTCGGTATCTAAATATTCTATTATTTTTCTATTTGATATAAAAAATTGACTATATTTTTA